GATAGCGTTGTTAAAGCTTTTGAATCCAAAGGTCTTACAAGTGACGAAGCACTACTCAATGCACGCTTAGCTAAGATATTAACTGCTGACGATTATGACTTCAAAGAGAACAGACCCATCTTATGGACTCCCACCGATGCCAGTGACTGACATAACTCTAGAACAAGAGTTTAAACTAAAAAGAATGGAGGAGCTGTTGAAGCGGTGTCCTCCTGATCAAATGATTGAGTTGTTCTTACAACTACAAAAAACTAATTTTATTCTTACCAACAACGTTGGACAATTACTAGCACAATGGCACATTTCTCCCCTTCCTACTACACCCGAGGATCAATTGAATGCTGGGATGCAATCAGAGACTGGAAACTAAACTATCATCTAGGCTGTGCAGTTAAATATATTTGCCGAGCCGGTTACAAAGATGCTAACTCGAAAGCGTCTGACCTTAAAAAGGCTATCCACTATCTTGAAAATGAACTCAACAACACAACATCTACAGAATCAATCGCTACAGGAACAATCGATAGAATTCCGGGACGTTTATGGGATTCAGAATGGACTGAACAACCGGACTATGCAACGGGATTTGATCGTTGAAGAGTTTAAGGAGTTTATGTATGCAGCTACTGAAGAGACCTACGAAGCTGAACTGAAAGAGCTAGCAGATCTTGTCTATGTCTGCTTTCAGTATGCAGAGAACATGGAATGGGATTTAGAAGTTGCATTGAAACGAGTACATGAATCCAATTTGTCTAAGCTTGGTTTAGATAACAAACCTATCCGTAGGTCCGACGGAAAGATTATGAAAGGACCAAACTACCAACCACCTAATCTCGAAGATCTTGTTAAATGAGTCAATTAATTTCTAGAACTGGACGTGTTCAGGCATGGATGGATGATCCATCTGGCCGTCTCCCCGTGTCGTGCACGGTAATGAACGTTGCAAATGAATTAGAAGGTTTACATGGTATCCAAAACTCCTGGAAGTTCTGTAGCACAGCTCTCCGCAACGGCGCGGGAGTTGCAATCCACCTATCACAACTTGACCCACGAAACTTCGAGAGAGACTCTGGCGTCATTGCGAGTGGTCCTGTATCATTTGGACGAATCTATTCGGCTCTTAACGAAACTCTCCGACGTGGGGGAAAATATAAAAATGGAGCAGTAGTTTTACATTTAGATGCAAACCATCCTGATATTGTAGAGTTTATTGAAACACCTCGTATTCAATTGCCTTGGGCAAAACGTTGTGTTGACATTTCTCAGGAATGGTGGGATGAACTTGATACTGAAGTGAAATCTAAACTTCTCATTGGCATGAGACGTGGTGATGTATGGCTAAACAAAGTTAAGTATGACAATGAAGGACAAAGAATCTTCGGAAATGTATGCCTTGAGGTTTACCTGCGATCACGTGGCAGTTGCTTGTTGCAACATGTCAACTTATCTGCCTGTGAGTTCGACTCAATCCCTCAAGCTTTCGTTGAAGGTATGCAGGAATTGTGTGCCCTCCACCCTTGCACTGGTGTTGGCAATACGGGAGAGTATCTCCCCCCAGAAACAGACCGTCAGGTTGGACTTGGGATGCTCGGACTTGCAAACCTCCTCCGTAGATACGGAGTAACTTACAAACAATTTGGTAATGCTCTTGAGTCATATAACAATGGCGAATTAAAAGCATCACCTGCCTTCGAGCTGGCCTCCCAGCTTGCTTCTGGAATTGACCAGGCAGCACTCATCGCTAGGCAACACAATATGGTGCGAGCATTTGCTATCGCTCCTACAGCGTCTTGTAGCTACCGCTCAAAGGACGTTGATGGTTACACATCAACACCTGAGATTGCACCACCGATTGCACGTACTGTTGATCGTGACAGTGGCACCTTTGGAGTGCAGACATACGACTATGGTGAAGTAGAAATTGCATCCGAAGTTGGGTGGGATAACTTCATCAAAGTTGCAAATAATATTATGATTTTATTGGATAGGACTGGACTTCTGCACGGTTACTCTCTGAATTGGTGGTCGGATTTGATCACCATGGATGAGAGTTTCATTGAAGAGTGGCTTGAATCGCCCCAGACTTCCCTCTACTACAGCCTTCAAGTTATGGGTGACGTACAGGATAAGTCAAGCGCGTATGCCGCTTTAGATGAAACTGAGGTTAACGATTACTTGGAGAAACTACTAAATGAACCACAATGTGATTGTCAAGAATGAACCCCTATCAAAAACTACTAAACAGAAAAAGAAAATGGACACCAGTTCAAGTGACTGCTGGTGCATGTATGGAGGGAGCAGAGAAAACCATCCTGCGTGCTCTTGCATTGCGACATATGGAACTGCCTGTGGGAGATTTTATAACTGATGCCCTCTCTAATGACGTTCCAGAAGTGGCACGGGAACTACTCGAATCCAATGTCCGGGACGAAGAAAACCACGACGTGGCTCTTGGCTACATCGCCAATGCTTACGGGGTGGATGAGAAGGCTGAAGCCGAAGCGTTACGGCTACGTGATGCTTGGGTCTCGCATCCAGATCACACTATCACCAAAGCAATGGTGGCCGAGCGTGCAGTGTTCTTCGTTCTTTTACCATTCTTTCGCGCTAATGGTGACGCTGGAATGCGCACGACAAGTGCCGATGTGTCGCGAGACGAACAGATTCACGTAGCAACTAATAGTCTTGTTTGTCAAGAGTTAGGGTTAGATATTAGCCCTAGTCTTGATAAGCTACGACTCGCAACAATTAACTGGGTGATGCAACCTTTGGGTCGCAGCACTAATAAATATTTAGATAAAAAATTCTGGCTGGATTCTAGTGATCGACTCATGTATGAAGGTAAAGCTCCCGAGCTTTCCTTTACTAAGTCAGCACGGATGCCTGCCTTCTTTGAGCATAGCAATGTCAATCTCCCCCAATACGCTTGAGGTTTTCGGGATGCAATCTCGTGGACTTATACATGCACTTGAGGAAACATTCCCACCCACTAATCCAACAGCTGATGATTCAATGGCAAAAATTATGTACCGCTCTGGTCAACGTAGTGTTGTGGAGTGGGTGATCAAATACATGGAGGATAACGATGGCTAAAGGAAGTAAGAAAAATAAAGAAAGGGCAGCAGCTCAAGCAAAAAAAAAGAAACGTGTCGAGAAGCGTAAGGCTGCAGAAACAAAGCCAGACGCACCTGAGGTCAGACGTAGTGGTAATCAGTCTGGGTTGACCACTGCTGAGATTAAAGAGAAAAGAAAGTTAAAAGGTATTGGTAGGTTTGCTGACGACAAAGGTAAAGGTAAAGGCAAAGGTAAATCATTAACAGACCAGCCTAATGTCGTAGGTGGTTTGACTCCTAAACAGCGCGACCAAAAAATATTTCAACGAGTGCTTGGTAAAGATGGTGAGTTAACTAAAAAAATACAAAACTATCAAGATGCGTATTCTGGCGATACTAAA